TAAATGACATAAAATCAATGAAACGTCTCGAATAATATTCCATAAATTCACGAGCTTTATCTACTAAATAATCTACTTCGTTCTTACTTACTGTTTCGCTTGTTTCTGATCTATGTTTAAATACACCACCATTTTTTATAGCATAACTTGCAAATGGAATATAATATACTTGAGCTGCCCAGATCAACATTGGCTGTAAATATGTGTTTAATAATGTTTTATATTTAGCATTAGCTACGTCATCAATTTCTCCATTAGCAATTAATGTAGATATTTTATTGTATAAGTCTGTACCTGTATAGTTTTGTATATCTATTTCTTGAGCTATCTTAATAAACTGTATAAATTTATCAGTATCTACGTTGCCATCTATTATGGAATTTCTAACTAAATCAGTTCTGTTTATGAATAATGCTGTTGCCATTAGTAAGTATATTTTAATGAGCCGTGATTAGGTAAATCAAATGTTGCTTTTTTAGCTTCTTTACTTCCCCACGGATTACGTTTATATGTAGAAGGTATATCTCCAGTTCTTCTATAATTTTTTAGGTTTTCGCTTACATCTGCACCTTTTTTTCTACGATACAAAATTTGTTTAAAAGCGTGTCTACAATAACACCCTCCTTTGTACTTAAATAAATCATAAGTTTTTTTCCCTTTAGGAGCAAAATCCCCATTTACTCCAGCTCTACTTGCTTTATCAATATCTTCTATTGTATATACAACACCACTTTTAGATAATTGCATCATTTTTTCACAAAACTTTCTTGTTTTATATGTGCTTTTTCTTTTACCGTCTGCATCTTTTTGTATAGACTTTGCACTTGATTTTTTATAGTATTGATATCTTATTTTATAATTTTTAGAATCTAAATCACTATATGAACTCCCCTTTTTTTTAGATTTTATCTCATCTGCTAAACCAACTAATTTTTTTATTTTTCCTAAAGTTGTTTCTTTATTTACTATACTTGCATTAACCCATTCATCATTTGAAACATTTTCTTCATCAACATCTCTGACGTCAGTAATAGCCCACTCATCATTTATTACTTCGCCCTTTAAATGTTCTAAAATTACTTCGCCTTGTTCGTCTGACATTTTAATCGGAATACAATTAGGTACTAATCTACCGTTCTTAACTTTCATTCCATATTGTTCATATCCAGCCTGACAAGGTTTTTTTAAATCTATTTCATCGTGTGATTCACAAGGCATATACCAAACCTTATCTCCTTCTTTGTGTTCGTGATGACCAGAACATCCCATTTTTTCAGCTTGTCTTTCTGCTTCTTCTTTAGTTTCGTAAACTTCTAATCCGTCTATTTCTTTAAGATCAGTAGACATTTTAATTCCAGTTTCTTCCTCTATTTCTTCATCTGTTTGTACGCTTCTGTCAACATCAGTAAATTCTAATGGCTGTAACGTGATAAAGTATAGGTTTAAGGCGATATTATTGTAAGCAAGTATATTATCAAAGCAGTCTATTAAAAGTTCCTGAAACGGTCTTATAACCGTGTTATCCATTAGCAAAGATGCAGTCTTTATTTCATCTGCATTGTTTCCAAGACCTGTATTGTCTTTTATACCTAAAAGCATAGGACTTACTACTCTATGAGCTACTAATACTTTACTTTGTGATTCGTCACTTAAAAATTGGTATTGATTGTGAGCATCTGATAATTGAACAGGTGTTATTTCTGCTTGTGCTTCTTTATTGTCGTTAAATGATAATATAAATTTACCTGCATTACTTGTTCCACTAAACTTTTGTGCAATACGTTGCTCTATTAGTTCTCTTTCTTGTGGATTAGGTGTTCCATTATTAAAATTTATAAGCATTGAAGGACTTAAACCATTCATTATATTGTTTAAATGATAGTTACTGATCTCCTCCTCAAGCTCTGCATATTGTATTCCACCTTGATAATCTACAGGTGCATAATAGTAAAAGCCAGATTTATAAGGTTTTACATAATATATTTCTATGTTTTCTTTTGACATTCCATAAGCTGGTATTCTTAATGGCTTATCACTTGGTTTTAATTTCGACCAATCTTTAAAATAATAGTATGCTGGTATATCTCCATCTTCATTACATTTTTCTGCTCTTAATGTTTCAATAGGCATATGTTCTATTTGAGCAATTTTAGTTCTGTCTTTAGAATAAATTATTTGCATTGCACATTGACCCATTAATTTTAGATCATAACATAGTTTTCTTACAATATCCTTTTTAAATAATGTAATCATTTCTGCATACTGTTGTGGTTTTCTGTTAGAGTCAGTAGCTCCTAAACCTTTACCGTAAATTTGTTGACTTATACCATTAATACAGGCATTGTTTGTTGGACTTCCATTGTATCTGTCTATTAAAAATTGAAAGTAATTGTTATCTTCTCCATAACCTACCCATTCTTGGTTTGGAACTTCTGTCACTTCTGGACTTGTATAGGTACTTAAATTAACAAAACTAATTTCGGATTTAGATTCTTTAACAAATTGACCTAAACTATTTCTTTTTCTATTTTTCATATTACAATGTAATCATTATTATAAGAATTGTCTGTTATGTATTGACCTTGATTGATGTTATAGTATAAATTATCCATTTGATCTATTTCTTGGTCTGTACAGAAAATCTTGTCTTTAAATATATCTACAATGTTTGTTGTATCTACATTCCAAAATTCATTATAAACTTCCCATAAAAAATAATTAGTATTCCAAAAATTTGGGTCTGTATATAATTCTAAATCGTAAAAATGACCTTCAACTAAAACAGGACTAAATGCTTGACTAAACGTTAAATAATTACCAGTTGTTGTGGCATTAGTTACCTGATATGTTTGTATGTTGTTTGTACTATCGTCTCTTATTGATAAAGTAAACTCATCCCCATATACTCTTGGGATAACTTCAAAGTTTTGAGCCGAAGTTGTGGTCTTTAATACAATCATTTTATATATAACGTAATAAATAAGTTATTTTGTGAAAATGTTAAAGCAAAAAAAAAGCACCCCGAAGGATGCTTAATTTTTAATATCAATAAATATTAGTTAGGTACAATTTGTTCTGCATCAGCAGTAATCAATCCTGAATCTAAAAAGTAAGGAGCTAATTCTTCCTGTCCTTCCATTACTAAAGTAAATCCTGATAAATCTCCTGCTGCAGCTCCAGAAACTACTGTTCCTGAAACAAACTCCATTCCGTTTTCAAGTCCACATAAGAATTGATTTCCGTAATAATCTTCAACAACAACATAAGGTCTTGCAACTGCAAGCTGTTGTAATTCTGCTTGAGTTTTAGCATCAAGGAATGTTAGTGTTAAATTTAATGTTTGTGTATAAAAAGTAGTTCCATTTTCTCTTGAACTTGTTACAGTAGTTTCAAGTGAAGAATTACCCTTTACATCAAATTGATACCAGTCAGGTTGTGTTCCTGCGATAGTTGTTACTTGTTTTGTAGTAGAATCTACAGTTACACCAGTAATACCTCCGAAGTCTCCAAACCAAACTGTTTTTATGCCACCGAAGGCACTTTTACAAGGTAACTTTCTCCCTGTGTTTAATGTACAAGCCATAGTTTATATTTTATTTTATAAAAAAAGGGTAAGTAGGTTATCCCCACCTACCCCTATTTTTGGTTAATTTAATTTATTAAGAATAAAGAACGATCTCGCTTCCAATTCCGTATTGTACTCCAGCAGTAAATCTCATAATAACTCTTACGTTTTTACTTCCGTCAATATCTGCCATATCAATCAATTTTACAAGATTGTAGTCAGACATTAATCCAGTTCCAAAGTAAAGGTTACTTCTTTGAGCAGCCATTGCATAATTGTTTGGTAAACCATTAGCAACAAAGATTTTCACACCGTCAATAGAAAGATTTTCTCCTCCAGCATACCAAAGTGTACCTCTGTTGTCAATACCATTTGCTCCTACAGAACCTACATTTTCAGTTCCTGCAACGTTAGTTATAGCAGCATATCCACCTAAAGCTCTTACATAGGCTTTAGCAATGTTTTGTGAAACGTAGATGTGTAAATCATCTTTACCATATAAAGTAGATGGAATTGCATCAACGATTTTTCCAAGTTCTGCAATTACGTTTCCAGAATTAACACCACCACCTACAGCGGCAACATCAATAACATCTCCGTCAGCAGCAGCTAAAGTTGTGAATCCATTAAATTCTCCAGCTACAGCACCACCAAGATTTCCTTGCCAGATATTGTTTTCTGTTGAAGCAGATACTTGTTCTGCAACGTGAGCAATTAAGAAACTTGAAAAATCAGGAGGTAGGTTATCAAAAGCAGAATAGCCCATAGATACAGCTCCCCAGTCTGATTCAAAAGGTGTTTTACATAATTCAAGGTTTACTTGAAATTGTTCTGGCTGGATAATTCTTTCTGTAAGTGTTACAGAACCAGCAGATGTGAAGTCACACGAGTCATCTGTAATTAAACCAGAAGTAACAACTTTTTTCATAACTTCTTTAAACTTAATGTTAGGCTTAATTTCGATAGCACCCTGACTTAATGTGTTACCACTCAAAAGAGCAGCAGCAATGTACTTACCTGCAAATTCTCCAGCATAAGTAGTAGTAATAGTTGGTTGTGGCATAATTATTTATTTTTATTTATTTAATTGATTTAATATATAGTCCATTGTAGAAGGCTTTCTATTTGGCGAAATTCTAAAATGTTCTTTTTTTGCGTTTCCTGATTCAGGATTATGTTTAATTGGAGCGGCAGCAGGTTGTGATAATTCTTCCTTTAATTGCTCGTTTACTTCTTCGTTAAATTCTTCTTTAACTGTTCTGGATTTAGGTTGTCTTGAAACTTCTTCTTCCATTTCAACTTCTTCTTCCATATTTTTTTCTCCGACTTTAGATTTAAGATCAGCAATAGCATCTTCAAGATTTTTAATTCTTTTTTCCATTCCTGCCCAGTCATCTACTGCAGCTTCTTCTCCATCATCTACAAGTTCTTCTTCTTTGTCTTTGTACTCTAAATCTTCGGTTTCATCTTTAGATTCTTCTTCCTTTTGTGGAACTTCGTCAGATACTTCTCTAACGTCATCAATAATTCCTTCTTCTGCAACAACTATAAGTCTGCCATCTTCAAGTAGGTATTCTCCTACTGGCATAGCAACTTTTTCGTCATCTGTAAGAATAAATATCTCTTTACCTTTTTCAAACGATTCTGCTTCTACACGAGTACCGTTCTCAAGTTTTTGTTCTTCAAGTTTAACTTCTATATTTAGAAGCGTCTTGATTTGGTTTAACATTTCAGTTGATTTCATAATTATATATATAACGTGGTTAATTAATTTTTTTGCATTTTCATATTGTTCTTGATATGACTCCTATGCCTTGCGCCCATAAAGAGCCATCACAACATTTTCTTGAATAAGTATTTTTGTCTTTACATAAACAAGCACGTCTTGAACCTTTAGGACTTGTATAACTTGGAAAAAATTCTTTTTTAGGCATTAGTTAAAATATCTTTTATTTTTTCTATAAGATCATTAGCTTCTTTATCTTCTGATAAACCAACAGAATCTTTAGGTCGTTCCATTTTATCTGCAAAGTAGCCTTCTATAGAAAACCCTTTTACTTTACCTGTTTTTACATAGTCATTCCAGACTTCATCATTGTTGACTTTTACAGCTCCCATCCAAGTTCCTACAGGTACATTCATACCATACTTTCTGGACTTGTCGTGTACTTCATCTTCAACAAGCCAAGATTCTACTAAACTTAAACCACTTAATGAATGTTGGTGTTCTAATGTTGAATTGTTTTGATTACCTTTTGTCAAATACATTTGGGATGCTTTCAATACCGTATCTTTAGAGAAGTATATATAATATTCATCTTCTCCATTATTTCGATATATAGGCTTGTTTGGTATTAACAAAGCTCCCATTAATATCTTTTTTTCTTTATCTATTTCTGCAAGTTTAATTTCATTACTTTTTAAAGCAATAAAATCTTCTTCAATGGCAGGACTTTCAACTATGGATATTGCTTCGATTCCAGATTCTTCTTGATTTTCGTCAAGTATCAATTCAACTATCTTCATATTTTATATAACGTTATTAAT